GACGCATTTTTGTACACCGTCATTATCGAGCGATTTGAAGCCGATTACCGCAGCCCCTGGTGGATCCCCTACCGCCTCTCCTGTTCCGTCCTGCGCGACGAAGCCGCCGTGCTCGTCACCGCCGCCACCGAACTGGCCCCCGCCATCACATCGGATCTGCTGGCCGCCGGGTCATTCGCCACTGCCGCATCCGCCGCAATCGCCACCCCCGGTGCCACCACCGCCGGAACAGTGGCCTATGCCAGTGCCCAATTGGCCCTGTCCCGAACCGTCACCGCGTTGAACAGCCAAATCACCGCCACGGAACCATCGCTTGCCGCCACGGATCTTCCATCCGCCGTGGCAGGGGCTGGCATGTTGGCCCAGCTCACCGCTGCCCGCGCCTACACCGCCCGCGCCGCCCGCAACCTGTCCAACGCCAGTACCTAGGCCATGCGCATCCTCACCATCGCCGGTGGCAACCTATTTCGCATCGCCGCCGAGCAATTGGGCGATGCCACGCAATGGATCCGCATCGCCCAATTGAACCAGCTACCCGACCCGAACATCTCCGGTCTCGTAACCCTACAGATCCCCGACGAGGACCCGGCGGCAGGGGGCGGCATTGTCCGGCAGTAGCCTCCGCACCCCGCGTCTGACGGTCTTCGCCGACGGCACGCCCCTCCCCAACGTGCTATCCGCCGACATCCAGGACAACGCCCATTTCGCCGCCGCTCGCTTCCAGCTTCGCTTTGCCATGGACGCCGCCGCCGCCATCACCCTGCTGCAGCCCGGCAGCATTCTCGACCTCCAGCTAAGCCTCGGCGGCTCCGCCACCAGCATCCTGCAGGGGGAGGCCGATACGCTCTCCATCGATGTCCTGAACCACACCGTCAGCATCGAGGGCCGGGACCTCACCGCCCGCTTGCTCGACGCCCGCACGCAGGAAACGTTCAGCAACCAAACCGCTAGCCAAATCGCCGAGACCTTGGCCGCGCGCCACGGCCTCACCCCCAATGTCACCGCCACGACAACACTGGCCGGCCGCTATTACGCCACCGAACACGACCGGCTAACCCTCGGTCAATTCGCCCGCTCCACCACGGAATGGGATCTGCTGAGCTTCCTTGCCGCCCGTGAGGGCTTCGAAACCTATGTCTCCGGCACCACTCTCACCTTCGCCCCGCCGTCCGGCACCGCTCCCATCCTCACCCTCACGCCCGGGCTTTGCCTCAGCCTGCAACTGGACCATGCCTTGACATTGGCCCGGGATATCCAGGTCACCGTCAAATCCTGGAACACCCGGCAACAAGCCGCCTTCAGCCAGACCGCACGCAGCGCCGCCCGTGGCAAACGCACTGGCCCACCGCAGCACATCGTCATCGTCCGGCCCAACCTGTCGCCCAACGATGCCCTGCAACTCGCCCAGCGCATCCTGGCCGATCTGTCCGCCCATGAACGCCTGGTCCATGCCGAAATGCCTGGTGAGCTAACCCTCACCCCTCGCTCCCAAATCATGCTCAGCGGTACCGGGACCGATTTCGACCAGGCCTATTACGTGGCTGAGCTAGATCGCCACATCCACCCCGACCAGGGTTTCACCCAGCAAATCCGGCTGAAAAATATCCCACCCGGCAACACCGTCACGTCATAGGATAATCCTACGATGGATCGCCTGATGAATGCGCTGAAGGCGCAATCCGCCACCCAGGACCAGGCCGGTGGCGCGCCCCGGTTCGGGACCGTCACCTCTGTTGACCCGGCAACCGCCACCGCCCGCGTCACCCTGCAGCCGGAGGGCGTCCTCACCGGCTGGCTTCCCCTTCTCACCCCCTGGGTCGGCAATGGCTGGGGCCTCGTTTGCCCCCCCTCCCCCGGGGACCAGGTTCTCGTCCTGCCGCAGGAGGGGGATGCCGAACACGGGCTGATCATCGCCACCAGTTGGTCCGCCCAAACCACGCCCCCCGCCGCCCCGGCCGGTGAGTTCTGGCTGGTCCACCGCTCCGGCAGCTTCATCAAGCTCCAGAACGACGGCACCATCCAGATGAAGGGGGATCTCCACGTCCAGGGCGACGTCTACGACGCTCATGGACCCATGAGCGCCCTGCGCGGCCACTACAACGCCCACGTCCACCCCCCTCAGTCCTCCCTGACCAGCCAACCCGACTAGCAGTTTCCAAGACGTAGGATTTCCCTATGCCCGATCTCTCCCATCTCTGGGGCAACGATCTTGCGTGGTCCCCCACCGGCGACATCGCCACAGCTGATATCCCCACCATCACCCAGCAGCGCGTCCTCCGCCGCCTTCTTACAGCGCCGGGCGATGACATCTGGTCGCTCGATTATGGCGCAGGCCTGGCATCCTTCGTCGGCCGTCCCGGCGCCGCCTCCGCCATCCGCGCCGCCATCCGCGGCCAGATCTTCAAGGAAAGAGCCGTCGCCCAAACGCCTGCCCCCGTGATCGACCTCACCCCAGACCCCAGCGGCAATCTCTACGTCCACATCCGCTACGCCGACGCGCTCACCGGCACCACGCAGACGATCGCCTTCACCACCTAACTCGCGCAGAGGAAGCCATGCAGCTTCAACTCCAGGATTTTACGACGCTCGTGCGCAATATGGCCGCCAGCGTCCAGGCCAGCGCGCTTGCCCTTATCGACCTCACCACCGGCAGTGTCCTGCGCGCCATTCTGGAGGCAAACGCCTCCGTCGCCCTGTGGCTGCAATGGCTGATCGTGCAAGTACTGGCTCAGACCCGGGCAGCGACCTCCAATGATGCCGACCTCGATACCTGGGTCGCCGATTTCGGCCTGGCCCGCCTACCCGGTCAGGCCGCCACCACAACCGCCATCTTCTCCCGCATCACGCAGGGCTTCGCCGCCACCATTCCCGTCGGTGCGCAGGTCAAGACCGGTGACACCACACAGACCTTTACCGTTCTGGCCGATCCAACCAACCCGGCGCTCAGTGCCGACCGAACCAGCTACAGCCTTGCTGCAAGCGTCACCTCAATCGCGCTGCCGGTTCAGGCAGCCGTCGCCGGAACGGCTGGGAACGTATTGGGCAGCGCCATCTCCCTGCTCGCCACTGCCATGCCTGGTATCGACGCCGTCACCAACCCCGCCGCCGCCGCCGGCGGCATGGATGCGGAACCCGACCAGGCATTGCGGGCACGCTTTGCCAATTTCATCGACAGCCGTTCCCGCGCCACATCCGCCGCAATCGCCTTTGCCATTCAGTCGCTGCAACAGGGCGTCGGTTATGTGCTGGCGGAAAATACCGACCCGAGCGGGGCCTATCGCCCAGGCTTTTTCACCGTCACCATAGATGACGGCTCCGGCTCCCCGCCCGGCACACTTCTGGCCAGTATCTCCACCGCCCTGGACGCCATCCGCCCCGTCGGAACCCAATTCACCGTTCAGCCACCCCAACTGGTCCTGGCCAATATCAGCTTGACCCTCACCGTGCCCGGCAGCGCGCACACCGCCGCGCAATCCGCCGTCGCTGCCGCCATTCAGGCCTATGTCGCCGCCCTGCCCATCGGGGCCGCCCTGCCAACCGCCCGGCTTGCCGCCATCGCCTTCGCCGCCGCCCCGTCCGTCACCGACGTGACCGCCATCACCATCAACGGCGCCGGGGATCTGACGCCCCCACCAGCCGGTGTCATCAAACCCGGCACGATCGCGGTGAACTGACATGACAGGTGACCAGGCCGACATCGTTACCCGCCTCAAGGCTACCCTTCCGACCCGTTGGTTCCCCGACACCACACCGGTGCTCGATGCCGTACTGGCCGGGTTGGCCAAAGCCTGGGCGGCACTCTATACCCTTCTGGCCGAGGTGCGTTTGCAATCGCGCATCACAACGGCCACCGGCCGCTTCCTCGACGGCGCTGCCGCCGACTTCTTCGGTACCCGCCTGCCCCGCCGGCTGACCGAAACCGATGATGCCTTCCGCACGCGGATCAAAACGGCCCTCCTGCGCGACCACGTCACACGCGGCGCCTTATCCACGGCATTACAAGACCTGACGGGCCGTACCCCTGTCATTTTTGAGCCAGCCCGTATCACCGATACCGGCGCCTACAATACGTCCACGTCCGGCTACGGCGTCGCGGGGGCCTGGGGTAGCCTCGCCTTGCCCTTCCAGGTTTTCGTCACCGCCTACCGCCCGCGGGGCACCGGCATTGCCAACATCGCCGGTTACGGCACCGGCGGCCCCATCGCCCGGGCAAGCCTGTCCCAAATCAGCGGCACGGCCACCGACTCCGACATCATGACGGCGATCACCTCCGTGCTGCCAGCCGCCTCGATCGCCTGGACCCGCATCACAAACTGAGGATTATCCTACGTGGATCGCCAGATCATCTATCCGGGTAGCATCCCGCTCGACACCGACCTTCTTTCCATCCAACGCAACACCATAGTGGCCTTAGGCTATATGGCCCAAGCCGCCTTCGGAACCGCCACCATCGTCGATGGACTCGCCTGCAGCCCCACCGCACCGGCGAGCCTCACAATATCCGTGGGTCCCGGCAGCATCCTCAGCCTCGGCGTGATCGACACCACACCCTTCGGGTCCCTTCCGGCCGACGCAACCGACCCCCTGGTGAAAATGGGGATCACCACAACCGCCACGCCTTTCTCACTGACGGCGCCCACGACGTCTGGGCAGTCCATCAACTATCTCATCCAGGCCAGCCTGGCCGAGGCCGACACCAGCCCGGTCGTCTTGCCGTATTACAACGCGGCCGATCCCACAATCCCCTTCAGCGGCCCGGCCAACAGCGGCACCGCCCAAAACACCCAGCGTCTGCAACGCGTCCAACTACAGCTCAAGCCATCGGCCCCCGCCAATAGCGGGTCCCAAGTGACGCCTGTGGTCGATAGCGGCTGGACCGGCCTGTTCGTCATCACCGTCAATTACGGCCAGACCCAGATCACCAACAGCAACATCGTCACCATCCCAACCGCGCCCTTCATCCCATTCAAACTCGGTCAGCTTGCGCCAGGCTTCTCTCGCATGGCGTGCTTTGGATCGTCCAACAGCCTCACCATTCCCAACGGGGTCAGCATCATCAAGGTGCGCCTGGTCGGCGGCGGTGGTGGCGGCGGCGCGGGGGCCACAAGCCTTGGCGGCGGTGGTGGTGGTGGTGGCGGTTATGCCGAGGGCGTCTTCGCTGTGACGCCCGGACAATTCTATCCCATCACCGTCGGCAACGGCGGCAGCGGCGGGATCACCGACACGCTGGGCCCGACTGCGGGTGGCAGCAGTTCATTCGGCGGCCTGCTTAGCGCCACTGGCGGTGCCGCTGGCGTCAACGCCGCAACCTTTGCCGCCGGCGGCGCACCGGGTCATGGCGCCGGCGGTTCGTTCAACACCGGCGGCGGTCATGGTTCGGACGGCAGTGGATCGGGCTTCGTCTTCGCCGGCAATGGCGGCGCGTCCTATTTCGGCGGCGGCGGCCGCGCTGCCTCCGCCGGTGGGGTGGTTGAACTGAACGCCCAGGCGCCGGGCTCCGGCGGTGGCGGCGTTTACGGCGTTGCCGGCAATGGCGGCAATGGCGCGGCCGGCCTCGTCATCGTGGAATACTGAACCATGCTCCGCATTCTCCTCCTGCTTCTGGCGCTCTCCGGGCTCGCCCATGCGCAGCCTGTCACCAGCTCCTACGCCACCCGCGACGGCCGCGCCGGCACTGTCATCATCGCCTGCCCCAGCCAGGACGGTTCCTTCACAGCCTCCCCCTGCTCCATCAGCAAACCCAGTACTGTGACGTATAGCGCTCCCACCGCGAACACTATCAGCAGTGCCAATGTTGCCGTGACGGTTTTCGCGGCCGGTACCGTCAGCACAGGATGCGACTTCGTCAACACGGGCGCGGCCGTCCTGTATCTGGATTTCACCACCACCGCTGTCGCCGGCGCGGCCACAGCGATCCCGCTGCAACCCGGGCAATCCTTTCATTGCCCCTATCCGCCAACCGCCGCGGTCAGCGCGGTCGCCGCCCAGCCGCAATCCTTTGTGGCGATCCGCTACTAAGCCACTCCCATAAAGCGCGACTAGTTCTGCAAGGATCGGGAATGCCAATGCCCACCTCCGCCACCCATGTCTGGCGGCCAAGTGCCGCCCGCACCATCACGCTCGATGCCTTCGTTCCCGTCCCCCGCGGTACAACGGCCACACCCCCGGCGCTCCTGTCCTGGCCGCTGAAGGACCCGTCCGACCTGCTGGACTATCAATTCGACATCGCCCCTGCGCTGATCGGCAATGATGGGGACGCCATCGCCACGCTGGACATTACCATCAGCCCTTCCGCCACCGGGGATCTGTCTTTGACCTCCGCAACGGCCGATGGCAGCCGTGCCGTACTTTGGCTGTCCGGTGGGCAGGCCAACACCACCTATACCGTCACCCTCTCCATCGGCACGCAGGCGGGCCGCACCATCGCCCGGTCGGCCCTGCTGCCGGTCGCGACCTTGGCCATTGCGCCTGCCAGTACGGGCAGCATCGTCACCGACAGCGGCGCACCGCTGGTCGACGAGAACGGCAATCCCATCCAGGCGGCTCCCTGATGCCGACCATCGACCAGCTCCCAGCCTCCCCCGCCGCCACCGACCTGGACGTACTGCCCGCAAGCCAGGCCGGCGTCGTGCGCCGCCTGACCCGCGCCCAGTTCCTCGCCGGGACCCAGCCGCAAATCACCCTGGCCACCGGCACCCTGCTCGGCCGCACCTCCACCTCGCTCGGCGCGCCGGAAGCCATCACCATTGGCACCGGGCTCAGCCTAGCCAACGGCACACTGTCCGCGCCCGCACCCGTTCTGTCGCTGGCATCGCTGGACGCGTCTGCCAGCTTGGTTATTCCCACCGGCGCGACCATACCGCAGACCCTGGCCAGCCTTCTGGCCGCAGCGGTCAGCCCGGAATCCTTCGGTGCCATCGGCGATGGCGTTACCGACGACACCGCCGCGCTCAACGCCGCCATCGCCACCCACCGGCCGGTTCAGCTCGGCCCGCGAGCCTACGCGATCAATGGACAGTGGACGGTTTCCACGGCCGCCATCCTTCTCGGCACGCCAGGCCAAACCACCCTCCGCCGCCGCACCCAATCATCCGGCGGGGCCTGGATCAGCATCCAGGCGCCGAGCTTTCAAGCCGAGGGCATCACATTCGATGCCAACAGCCCCGCCGTTCCCGGCGAAAACTGGGGTGTACTGGTCACTGCCGCCTGCCTGAAAAGTCGTTTCTATAACTGTATCTTCATCAACGCTGGCGGTGCCACACTTGGCAACGGCCTAACCATCCTGGCCTCTGACCCGGCGGCAACCAGCCATGTGATCGATAGCTGTGAGGCCACTGCCAACGCCGGCCATGGAATCTGGGTTCAGGCTGTGGACGGCGCACAAATCACCAACAACCGCACCCACAACAATGGCGTCTATGGCATTTGCCTCGACTACAACGACCCGGCGCTGCTGCAGGCCGCGCGCCTGACCATCGTCACCGGCAATCGAAGCTGGGGCAATATCCGCGGCATCGCCATCGGTAACTTCAACGCCACCAATACCCAGCCGCCCCATTGGGGCAATGCCAATCCAGACGCCATCGCTGTCATCATCGCCAACAACATCTGCCACGACAACCAGATCTATGGCATCGCCGCCTCCGGCCACTCTCTGCTGCTGCAGTCCAATCTGCTCAGCAACAACGGCAGCACCGTCAATGGCGGGGGTGGCCTGTTGGCCAACTGCGCGTATTCCCGAATCGCCGGCAACACCGTTACAGGCGGTGGGCAATATGGCATCGATTGCGGCGGGAGCCTCGCCATCGACATCGCGGGCAACCATGTCAGCGGGGCCGCAATCGGCATCAATCCTGGCGGCGGACAGCGCGTCCGTATTCGCGCCAACAACCTGCAGGATAATGGCTGGGGCATCACCGTCAACAACGTCGAAACCGACGGTGCTGGTGCAAATTTCGGCCAGGCATCGAGCAATATCGATATCACGGATAATACGATCGCCCTGACCTCCGCCACTTCGGGCGGCATCTGGCTGATCGATGCGCCTCAATCCGTTCTGGTGGCCCGAAACGGCTTCACCGGCAGCGGCGGCGCCACTATCGCCCAATGCCTCTATGCCCATACCGACAGCGTTATTATCGAGGGCAATCGCTGGAACAACATGCAGCGTCTGTTCGCCAACCCCGCGGCCGTAAACGGGCTGCAAACCGTCGTTGTCCCCGACATTGCCGACGATATCATGATCAGTACCGCCACGACCGGCATCCAATCGATGCAGACGCCGCGTCAACTCTCCATCGCTGGGCAGATCGGGTTTATCAAGGTGACCAGTGGCGGCGGCGGTTACAGTACGGCGGCCATCGCGATCACCGGAAGCGGCACCGGCGCCACGGCCATCGCGTATATCGCCAACGGCACCATCATCGGCATCGCCTTGACCAATCCCGGTTCAGGCTACGCCGGCGCCGCCCCTGTCGTAACCATCACCGGTGACGGCACCGGAGCCACAGCAACCCCCTATGTCGGCCTGCCCGTCCCTGAAGGTCGGCGCCTGCGTGTCGCCTGTAACGTGGCAACCCGATTTGCTCGCGCCGGGTCGAACCCGTTTCAGGAGAACTGGACCCTGACCGACATCACAGCCCCCGCCAACGCGACCATCACCTTCACTGGTGTCTTCGGGGCGTGGCGGGCCGATGCCGTCCCACTCGCAGATTACATCCTGCCACCCGGCGACGGCAGCCTTTTGGTCCGCACCATGCCCGGCTCCGACCTCACCCTACGGCCCGCCTCCACTGGCCATCTTCGCATCGCGACCGATACCGACCCAGCCGGTTATGCCGTCACCACCGGTCATGGCTCCCCCCAGGGTGTCGTGACCGCCCCACCTGGTTCGGACTACCGCAACCTCGATGGCGGCGCGGCACAGACCTTCTGGGTCAAGCAGACTGGCACCGATTCGCATGGCTGGGTCGCCGTCGCCTGA